AGGGTGAACCGGGTCCTGTAGGTCCAGCAGGTCCTGTCGGCCCTAAGGGTGCTACTGGTGACAGAGGTCCTCAAGGTGAGAGAGGCCCTCAAGGTCCACAAGGTATCCAGGGCGTTCCGGGTACTCAAGGTCCTGTCGGTCCTAAGGGTGCTACAGGTGACAGAGGTCCTCAAGGTCCACAAGGTCCTGTTGGTCCAGCAGGTCCAGCAGGCACAGCAGGCACGCCAGAGGTTCTTGAAATCATTGGTTGGCACCAACCTAATCTACGCACCATACCCAACAACCCCCAAGAAAAAGTAACTGAAATTGAGATTACAAGTACTACCTTGACGTGGACACCAGGCCAGCCTTTCGGTACCGTTGAGTGTAGGTTTGCTAAGCCACAGACTGGTAGCAAACTGGCATTTAGTTGGTATAATGTCTGTGCTACGATTGGTCTTTCTATGCATATCGTTGCTTGTCTGAGACCTGTCGGTGCATACACCGTCGCACTCGGCATTCTAGGAGACCCAGATGCAGTTGATGGCGTAATTACTCCAACTTTAGAGGGAGGTATTTATAGCTCTGGTAATTTCCAGCTTGGCTCATCGGTTAAATTTGTCTGCCCTGTTATCTACACTGGTACTGACTATCTGGCTGATAAGAACGCAGGTCGCTAGAGAATAAATTTTTAAAAAATTTTAAAATAACACTTGACAAATGATTTCAAATGTGTTATAATACCAATTGTAATCATGAGAGAGACGTATTAGATGTCTCCTGTGATGGAGCGTACAGAGTAAAATCTGCCATCAAGGTATAGAAGATAAAACACCTTCATTCGTCTGATACGTTCTCCTCGTGGTTACGTTTGTTAGGACACCTAACACAGTGTAGGAGGACTAACCGCGTAGTGTAAAATCCGTTACATTACGAAGCTTATAAGGTTAGACAAAGAAAGGAAATACTATGTCTAATAAAACGTATGATGTTCTTAAGTACATTGCCCTTATTGGATTGCCAGCGATTACCACCTTGGTTATCACACTTGGTCATCTCTGGGGTCTTGAGAACGTAGACACCATTGGAGCCACCATTGCAGCTATTACTGCTTGCCTCGGTACACTGCTCCAGATTAACACAGCTAAATATAATGCTCTCAAAGAAGGGAAGTACCTATAATGGCATACGGTATTGATGTTTCATACTGGAATGGTGATATTAACCTTTCAGGTAATGACTTTGTAATCATCCGTGCAGGTTATGACATGGCAGCGGACCCTCGCTTTGCCTCGTTCGCAGACCAGTGCATCAGCAAGGATATTCCTTTTGGTGTCTATTGGTACTCTTATGCTTTGAACGAGTATGAGGCACGTGCTGAGGCACAGAAGTGCCTTGAGGTCATTGCCCATTATTCCACCTATATTAAAGTGGGTGTCTGGCTTGACCAAGAGGATGCTGACCGCTATAAGGTCAATCATGGTCTGGCATATGGTCAGCTTGACCCCATCAGTGCAGCTTTCTGTGAAGTTATCGAAGGTGCTGGCTATTACACAGGCATCTATTGTAGCCAGAGCTGGGCTGGTTATGTTAACGGAACCTGCTCTCGCTATGACAAGTGGATTGCAAGCTGGGGTTCTAACTCTGGCTCCGTTGAGAACGACACCAGTTCCATGGGCACCATGCACCAGTACACCAGTAATCCTATCGACAAGAATATCTGCTATGTTGACCTGAGTGTCTACGACCTAACAGGCGGCACCAGCACAACCACTCCTGCTCCTGCTCCAACTAAGTCCGTTGAGGACGTTGCCCGTGAGGTTATCGCAGGTGTCTGGGGTAACGGTGAGGACCGTAGGAACCGTCTCGAGGCAGCTGGTTGGGACTACAACGAGGTACAAGATAAGGTCAACGACCTCTGTGGCGCCTCAACTGTTACATCATATACGGTGCAGTCAGGAGACACCCTGTCTGGCATTGCTGCTGACTATGGTGTGTCTGTCAGCTATCTTGTTGACAAGAATGGTATTAGTAACCCTAACCTGATTTATCCTGGTCAAGTTATCTATATTTAAGGAGTGATTCCATTGGAACTTGTAATTGTTACGTTAATTACAGCCCTTATTGGTCTTTTTGCAGGAGGGCTGTACCGTTGGTTTGTTGATTACGCTGAGAGCCTCAGACGTAATTACGACCTCAAACGAGAGAACGCGTACTCTCAGATGGTTCAGATTGCTGACACAGCTAAGGTCAAAGGCAAGTATAGTCACTATGAGATTGAACGCTTTGACCAACTCCAAAAGGAGTACAAGCATCTTGGAGGTAACGGTGCTTCCGACCGCCTCCGCGCAGAGCTTGAGTTACTCCCTATGGAGGACTAAAATGTCGAAGACGTCTGGCATCACCTACGTTAGAGAATGTGGGGGCGGGGGCATTCCCTGTCCCCTATTCGAAAACCATGTGCTTGAGGCAGTTGCTAAAATGTATAACAAAACACCTGAGACATTAGATGAACAAAAGAAACAAGATGCCTTTATATTACATTACATCTTTCTGCACAACATAGACATTCAAGGATATTAACATGATTTCACGCACTCATATCACAGAAATACTTGGTCTAGGAGATATGTATGATGCAGGTGATGTTATAGATTTTCAGATTAAATTACCTGCACATCTACGCTGTTCTAACAGATGGCCTCACACGACCGAGACGAGGAGAAATGGTTATGGTAACTATACTGTAACAGACGTGCTTGTTGATGATGCCACAACATGTCAAATACGAGGTATTTATCGACCTTCTGATGGTGTTCTTTATACGTTTTTATATATGAACATGGGCCTTTTAGGCGCAGAACCAGACAACACACCAGGTGCTGGTCAAACCGAGCTTACTGGTGTATATGGCGAGGTCTTTGTGCCTTCAAAATTTTATATATGCAGCAACACCTCAAGATTAGAGGTAGACACTGGTAAAATATTAGGAGAAGGAATTATTGCGGGCGATGCTCTAGCTTACACATCAGTAGGTTTTCTCGCACCAAACAATCCTAACTCTCTATTAATTAATGGCCGACATTACACTACTAAAGGTGATTCATGTACAAGAACTGTAATGAACTTCAACAAGTCTAGTATATACAACACTAATTATACTAAGTATCGAGTTGAATTTAGTGGAGTGCCAACCATGCAATATAAACAAAAAGGCGTTCATGTGTGCAAAGGATGGAGAGTGACCCGCAATGTCATCAAGTAAAACAACCATACATGAAATGGGTGGTACAGGACATTTACCTCGAGACGGCAATTTTTGGATTGAAATTCCTAAAATGGGCGATGCCAATGAAGAAATGATGCTCGTTGGACAGGAAACATGGATGACAAATCGTATGGACAGTGAGTATGATGCTCATAAGGACAAATATAGTGACAATAAAGCTGAAGACTTATATTTCAACACACAAATATACTTTGATGAAGTATTTGCTCTATCTTGTTCTTCAATAAATTCCTATTTAGCAACAGGTTATACACACCCTAATCTAAACCCAACAGATTGGCAACTAGAGATAAATGAGTTAATCCTTAGTGGTACAGGCACTGAATACATACCAACCAACCATCCATATAAACTGTTTATGAGTAGAACACCTCGACCTAAACGTAATAAAGATATGTCATACACCGCCAAGCTTGTTTGGATGGGTGTTTAACGAAAGGACATTATTATGTCACAAACAACAATTGGACAAGACAGTAGTGTAGTATTTTACCAAAATGTAGAAATTACAGGTCAGCACGAGCTAACCTTCTCAAGTCGAGCAGCACAGCAATCATACTTTGCCAACAGGTTAGTAACATCTGTTGCCAACACCAGCTATGTACAACATAACGGTGTGTTGAAAGTAACAGGTAGCCCAAGCTTGCTTGGTAGATGCAATTACATCAGCTTCACCAACCCACGCTATGAGGGTATTACCATTTATGCAGCTATTACAGACATTGCATATGTCAACAATAGCACCGTCAAGGTGTCTTACATGGTTGACTGGTGGCAGACCTTTATGTTCGACGCAAAATATATGCCTTGTCAAATGCGTAGAGAGAGCATTGAGGCAGGCATCCAAATTAACGCACAGTCAGGTGCTCAGCCTGTGCTCGATACACGTCTCTATAAAACATGTAACAGCGCACCTGAGCGTTGGTATTATGAGGGTAAATGGTCGATTTCAGGTTGGAAAGGTAATGGTAATCCTGATGACATGTATGTCTGTATGGCAATCTCACCTTTTGTTGTAGCGAACGACAAGTTCCCTGATTTAAAAAAATGGTTGGATAGCTTTACTATGACATCGCGTGACCAACCTACCACCAATTTCCATATGGCTTGTGTTAATTTATTTCCTTCTGTAGTAGAGACATCATCATTTGGCCCTGGTGCGAAACGAGACAAACCTAACGGTACCTGTCTTTATTGTTTTAAGCCTGATACTAGAAACCCTGCGTTATATTTTACTGGATTTAAGAACAAAAACATTAAAGACGGTACTATTATGGATGTTGGTATTCAGCTCTTCGCCGCTGCTAATATGATGCATCAAATTATTGGAGTGTATTATCTCACAGGTGAAGTGTTATACTCGTTAATGAAACCTTTAACATTCTCATACACCTATCAGCCATATTATAAAGAGTTCCCTTTTAATAGTGCTCCATATAACTACTTTGGTGTCAGGTCTCCAAACGGTAATGTTCACCTTTATCAATACGAATTGTTTAATCATTATCAAGTCAGTTTCCAGATGCAAACATCGTTTGCAGGTGGCTTGACTACCTCATTCGTTCCTATTGGCTATAGAGGTCTATCATTAGACTTTGATAACCGCATCGATGTAGCAGATTGGCCTCAGGTACCATATAATGTAGATGGTTATCTTGAGACTATGGGTTCTGTTGTACAAGGAGCTATCCAAAGTTATGCTCATACCAACAGCCTATTTAACGAACATGAAAATATTAATATTGATGTCGTTAGGTCCGCAATTGGTGCTCTAACTGGACTGGTGGGTGGTGCTATTAGTGGGGCTTCCTCTGGTGGTGCTAAGGGTGCTGCAACTGCTGCTGCAACAAGTGGCGCAGGCGGTATTCAGCAGGTTGGTCAATCTATGTGGGAAAGACAGCAATATGAACAAGCTACAGAGAATGCTTTTGCTTGGTCAAATGGTGGTAATGATACTTCAGATAGAACTAACACAGCTATTGCTTACGGGCAACAGAGGTTTGTGCCTGGTAGTGCAAGTGCTCTGTATCAGATGACAGGTATGAAGTTCGTGCCTCTTAACGTTGTCCCAACACACGATGTATATGCTACAGACAATTATGTCTACGATAACTTTGGTATGGAAACCACGCGTGTCGGGCTCCCTTATGTATTAAAATTCCAGGGCTTTAACACGAACGGTACTCCTTCATTTAATGATAATAACCCTCGCACCACATATGTTCAGACAGGCAACATGCACTGTTATGGCTTACCTGTTATTGCAATTAACTTCATTAACAACCTGTTTAATAATGGAGCAACATTCATTTTAGGAGATGGTCGGTAATGGCTAAAGGTATATATAAGGAACATTATGATGGCAGTCGTACATTTGAAACTGTCTGGAAGAACGAAATCCCGCTGGCATTTGTAGTGTCGGCGGGACGTTCACAAGGTAAGACCTTTTCGTTCTCTAAATTGTTATATGAGAGATACAAAGACACTGGTGAGAAGTTCATCATATTCACGAGGTTTAAGGGTGAGTTAGGCAGTGTCGCCGAGGGCATTATGAAAGGCATGCTACAGGTCTTGTACCCAAACGTGAGAATTGAAGAAACAATTAAGCAGAACGGTGTCTACAGCAATGTCACTGCAATAACTGTTACAGAGGACGGCGAAGAGATTAGGGACGACATTGGCTATGTTATCCCATTAAGGGCCGCTGGACAAATTAAAAATATCTCCAGCACCTTTGTTGACGCCACTTGTGGCTTCATGGATGAGTTCCAACCATTAACAAGCGCAGGGTACTTGCCTGATGAGGTTGGCATGTTCATCAACATCCATGCCAGTCTTGCAAGAGGTAATGGTAAACACAACAGGTTCTTTCCTGTGTTCATGTGCAGTAATGCCATTGACATGTACAACCCCTATTTCGTAGCCACGAAACTGGTGGAGCATATCCAACCTGAGACTAGGTTATATATTGACCCTGATGGGCTTATACTATATGAGAACTGTACGGTCACTAATGTCATAGAGGCCCAAGCTGAGGATAAGTTCTCGCAGCTATTCGGGTTGAGAGAGAGCATCCAAGACAACACATGGCTTGGTGCTAAGGACAGTGCCGTGTGCAAGCCAAATGGGTGGGGTCGTGCTGAGTACTGCTATACGTTACTGACCAACACAGGCAAGTACGCTGTCAAGTACTACCCTCAGGTAGGGCTGCATTATGTCGACAGGAATATCAGCGAATCGATACGTGAGTACTCCACAGTACTTAATGGTGAAATCAATGTCAGCTTCATTAAGAACGGCCCTGTGTTCAAATTCCTTCGCAAGAAATTCAGCTCAGGAACTATGAGATTTGCTGACAGCGGATGCAAGAACATGATGCTGTCGCTGTTCGTGTAGACGTTGGCGGTAGAAATGTGGAGATAGGGCATGGACAAAATTGTTACGAATCTGGACAAAATGATTAAAATGTCCATGGTTATATGTTAGTGCGTCAGTAACA